TAGTTGACAGACCTAATGATAATTGATAAGGATAATCCTAGAAAGGATAAATAATATGGAAACATTAAACACAAAAGAAAGCGAGTTTAAAATTATCGCTGATAAAAAAGACGAACCAAAGTACGAGGAAGTGTCTAAGTTTGTAGGGGGCATGGTAGAGTGTATTACTTTTCCCAATGGTGACTTACTCCTAATCAATGAGGAAGGTAAACTAATTAATCTACCATTGAACCCTGAAGCAACTGCGCTTTGGCGTGCAACATTTACTAAAGATAAATATGTATTTGGATACGATGACTTTGTTGTTGGTCCTGCAATCTTGATCAAGGCAAAAGCCCTCAGCCATTGGGCGGCTTAACCTTTCTGCCCCTGGCGCTAGCGCGCCAGGGGTCCCAAAACAATTCCTAAATTATTAATATTAAACATGGGGTACCCCCCTTTTTTTGCAAAAGGGGTCCCACTACTTTTTGCTTTATGCCTTGATTTATATAGTTACTCACGATAAAAACATTTTGGTACCATGGACTTGAATAAGGTAAATATAGATAAATTACCTGCAGATGTCAGGAAGACCTTTAGACAACTTCAAGTGTTACATGCAGAAAAAAAGATACAGAATAAGGCCAAGCAAGATTTTCTATCTTTTGTAAAATGTGTGTGGCCAGATTTTGTAGAGGGGTCCCACCACAGGCACATTGCAGATAAATTTAATAAATTAGCTACGGGTGAAATAAACCGTCTAATAATTAATATGCCACCCAGGCATACAAAATCAGAATTTGCATCATACTTGCTACCAGCATGGATGGTGGGCCGTGATCCAAAATTAAAAATAATTCAAGCAACGCACACGGCAGAACTAGCAATAAGATTTGGCCGTAAAGCAAAGAACTTAATTGACAGAGAAGATTATACAAAAATTTTTAGAACAAGATTACAAGAAGATAGTAAAGCAGCAGGACGTTGGGAAACATCAGAGGGCGGTGAATACTTCGCAGCTGGTGTTGGTGGTGCAATCACTGGACGTGGTGCAGATCTATTAATCATAGATGACCCACACTCAGAGCAAGATGCACTGTCACCTAACGCACTAGAGTCAGCGTACGAATGGTATACATCAGGTCCACGTCAGCGTTTACAACCAGGTGGTAAAATAGTTTTAGTCATGACTCGTTGGAGTCAAAAAGATTTAACAGGTATGTTAATCAAGAACCAGTCAGAGGTAAAAGCTGATCAATGGCACGTGGTCGAGTTTCCAGCAATCATGGACCATGGAACAAAGCCCAAGCCAGTGTGGCCAGAGTATTGGAAGCTAGACGAGCTTGAGAAGGTACAAGCAACACTGCCAGTTGGTAAATGGAACGCGCAATGGATGCAAAATCCAACAGCAGAAGAAGGAGCGATATTAAAACGTGAGTGGTGGAGAAGATACAAGCACGATGACATTCCACAAATACAACACGTTATACAATCTTACGATACAGCGTTTCTTAAAAAAGAAACAGCAGACTACAGTGCTATAACGACTTGGGGTATATTCTATCCTGACGAAGATAGTGGGGCCAATCTTATACTACTTGACGCCATCAAAGGTAGATACGAGTTCCCTGAATTACGTAGATTGGCCCTTGAACAATACGATTATTGGAAACCTGAAACTGTGATTGTAGAAGCAAAAGCTAGTGGATTACCATTAACATACGAGCTTAGAAAGATGGACATACCTGTGATGAACTTTACACCTAGCAAAGGAAACGACAAGCATGCTAGAGTAAACTCTGTTGCACCTTTGTTTGAATCTGGTATGATATGGGCTCCTGAGCAAAAGTTTGCTGAGGAGGTCATAGAAGAATGTGCAGCGTTCCCATATGGCGATCATGATGACTTAGTAGACTCAACTACACAAGCGATCATGCGGTTTAGACAAGGTGGCTTAATTGATCACCCCGAAGACTATCTGGATGAACCAAAACAAGAACGTAAAAGAGTGTACTATTAATGGATGATTTAATAAAATTATTAGCAGAACTAGCAAACAGACAACCTAAACCAAAGGGTGGTGGTATTGTAGATACGGCAGAAGGTATAGAGTTTATAGGTCGTAAGTTGACTAAACAAGAAGCTGGTGACTATACTATAATAAATTCTAAACTAACCGATGCCAGCAGATTTAAACCATTTGATATTAGAAACGTGGGTCGTGATAAAAGATACATGTACATCAAAGAATACGCAGACGACCTTGAAAAAAATTTTGAAAAAACAATTACATTTATAAAAGAAAATCCTGACATAAGATTATCACAAGCACAGAAAGATAATATCTTATACAATCTTGGCGTATTCAGAAGAGTTACAGCTGAGAGAAATAAATTAGAAAAAGGTATTCTTGATGAAGGTAAAAAACCAGAGGAGATCTATCGAGCTGCAGATGATGACAGACCAGTTGAGGAGTTAACTCTACGAGGTGCATTAGAAAAAGTGATGAGAACAATTAATGAAATGAATGATCAAATGAAAAAAACAAAAGAAGCTGAAAAAGATATTTTCACTCCATTTCAAAAAACACCAGAACAAGAAGAAAGATTAAGCAAACTATATTATGGTAAAGCTTATGGCAACATGAGTTCTGTGGCTAGAGGTTTAGGTAGTTTTAATTTACCAAAACTACACGAGGCAGGTGTGATAAATTTAGATGATACAATTTATAAAAATTTAAAAGCAGGTAAACACCATCACGGTGGTGGTATGTTTTTTGCACCAGACCCAGTTCGTATTTGGAGAAAACACTTTGGTGAAGACATCTTTGATAAAATGGAGAACTGGAGATATGACGATGGCGAAGATGTGTTCTCTTGGTTAGAGAGAAATAATATAGAGCCAGTATTAAAAGACGGTCCACAATCTGCAACAGATTATTTACATCCAATAGAATTACAACAAAATTTAGCAGATGATTTAAAAGCTTTTAATGCTTATAAAAATCCAGATCTAGAAGAGAGTAAAAAATATTTTGGTGTTGATGACCCTAATAGAAGAATGGAAAGAATTGCATACCATGGAGAAAACATACAACAAATGGAGCAGTCATTACAAAGACTAGACCCAGACTCTTATAGAGAGTATGTTAGCACAAAACCTAAATTTGATACAAAAATTTTACCGTTTAAAGAATTAAACGCAGAAGGAGGAATCGTTGGCTTATATATTTGATCCAATACAAGGCACGTTTATAGACGACAAGGATAAAACTCTTGGCAATAAACTTATGATAACAGACTTGGTAGATGACTTAGAACCAGGTCCGTTAAAAGATGAAATGCTAAAAGACTTTGATCCAGATCAAGAAACATACGAAGAATACTTACAAAGAAAAAGATTAGGCGATAGACCTTTTCTTATGGCTGACGGTGGTAGAGTTAATTTTAGTGAGGGTCTTTCACCTGCTTTAAAAAAATTATTTTACAATACTCCTACTGATAGACAACTTAGGTACAAAGGAATAATGTATCTTCCTAGAACAAATGAGTTTAAAGTTAGAAAATATCAAAGAGGACAACCTGAAAAAGATGTAAGGTTTAAAGTAGCTGACTATAAAAATGTTGATGAAGCTTTTAAAGCTGCTGAAAAATTTAAACTTGAAACACAAACGGGCCCTGAAGCTAAAAGACTTAGATCAGAAAAAGCAAGAAAATTAATAACAGATAGAAATAATCTATTTGCAAAAAATGCAAATGAATGGACTATAGATTGGTTAAATAGAAACGCAGAAAATTATGAAATAAATCAAGTCGATAAAGCTTTAAAACAATTAATAAATGATTGGAAAAAATCTAATTTAGCTTTAAACCCAGGAACAACAAAATCTGTTTTCTTAACAGATCCCAAAGGCAAAAAAACTGGATTTCCAAATGTTAGAACTCAGTCTAAAAATCCTAATTTTTTATTTACAATAAACGATGTTCCACCTTTAACAAACAAACAAGTATCTCCTAGAAATCATTTTACATCTTTGTTTTATGGACAAAAATTATCAGAAAACCCTGAATTAAAACGAGTCATGTCAGATTATTTAGATTACGTTGTTATGAACAAAAAAAATCAAAAAATAAATGCAACTAAATATGCAGATACATTAAATAATCCTTTGTTGTCTCAAGTAAAAAATTTATTAGAAAATAATAGATTAAAAGGTAGTGGACAAGACAGATTTTTTTCAAGTCAATTTGATAATTATAAAAAATATAAACAAAAATTTAGAACCGATAGTTATGTTCGAGATGTAAAAAAAATAGAAAAAACTTTAGGTAAGAAAAAAATAAAAGAGATAACAGGAACAGACGGTATTCTAAAATTTATGAATAAAGAAAGAATCGCTTTAAAAAAAATTTTTGATTACACTCCTCTTAATAAATTATTTAAAGTTAAAAATATTAATAACTCACTAGCTTACAGCACTGAACATGTTCTTGGAATTTCTAATATTGCTAAAATGAAAAATAAAAAAGAAATGGCTAAATCTTTAAACATGATAACAGGAATGACTGCAAAAAGAAACGCACAACTAGGAAGACAAACTTTTAATACTGTTAGATCAAGATTAATTAATAATATTGATACATCAAAAGATCCTAAAATTAAAAAAGATAATTTGGATAAATTAAATAAATTAATTGCAGAAAACACAGATATAAAAGGAAAAGCTGGATCTGTTGTTAATGGTAAATTTAAATACAACGATTCAATATTTAAACAAAGTCAATCACAGAAAAAAAGATTTTTTAATTATTTTAAAGAAATATACAACATACCAGAAGGTAGAGCAGAAATGTTAAAGCAATCTACAAATAATCCACAGCTTGCAAAAATAGTTTCTGTATTAGAATCTAATAAAAAAGGAGGGGTGTACTCTTTCCCTGCACAATTAGAAAACATAGAGGTGCCAAATTCAGTCTCTAGAGCTTTAAATGTTGCAGGAAAAGTTGTCAAAGCTGCAGGAAAAGCAACTGGAATTGCAGAGCCTGCTTTTGCTTTATATAATCTATCTGAAGCAGTAGACAAAGGGGCCTCTGTTGGTCAGTCAACTGAATATGTAGTTGGTAAATTTTTTGAAGACGTTGTTAATTTACCAGGACTAGCTTATGGAGGAGCTAAGTATGCAAAACAAAAATTATCTGGAGAGGACGCAAAATTTGAACTACCTTACGAAGCAACATTTGCCAGAGATAAATTGCAAACAACTATAGATCAAACAGATCCAGAAGTAATTCAAGCAAGATTAGCACAAAGAGATTTTGATACACAAATTTTACCAAGTTTAGCCATGGTTGACGACATGGAAATTCCTGCATCAAAAGAAGAAATAGATGCGGCTCAAGATAGATTTATGGAGGAAAGAGGTATTGATCTTTCTGTGCTTGATAATATTGATGAAGAAAAAACTGGGCTACCTCCAATAATAAAATCTTTAGTAGCTCCTGATCAAACATTTAATCAATTTTTAGCAGATGGTGGCCGTGTTGGATTTAGCAATGGTGGAGCAGCAGGGGCCGATGAAAGTTTTGCAAAAGAATTAGAGTATTATTTTTTAAACCCAGATTCAGAATTACCGCAAGCACAAAGTTTTAAAGAAACTATGAACCCTATAGAAATATTAAATGACATGATAGATCCAAGAAACTTACCATACTATGCAGATGTTTTACTAAGATCAGGTGTTCGTGTAGGCGAGTTTGCTGGAAGAATATTACCAGCAGCAGGACGATTAGCATCTGATTTAATTAGAAGACCTGCATTTAAAGTTATAGGTGATGGTGGTAATTATGTTCAAGATTATGATGAGGTGCCAGAAACAAATATAAAAGGCACAGGAATATTTACAGAATTTTTAGAAAACATAACACCGACCGCTACAGAAAAAGCAATTGGATTAGAGTCATTAATTCAAACAGAAGAACAAAAATTAAAAGACAGAAGATCAACTATTGGTCCAAAAGTTTTTGCAGATACATTTGGTCTTGGATTAGAACTTACAGCTCCAATATTTCCTGGTTTAAAATTATTAAATGCTTACTCAGCAGCAAAAAAATTACCTAAAGATAAAGTTACAGAAGAATTATTGAACAAAGAAATAGACCAAGTTCTTGCTCAAAAAGGTATGTCCAGAAGAGAATTTTTACAAATGTCTGGAGCAGGTGCAACAGTTGCTCTGGCTAAAATGTTAGGCATTGTAGATTTCTTTCCTAAAGCAGGTAAAGTTTCTAGAGCTGCTTCAAAAATGGCTATGGATACACAGGTTACAGGAATGCCTGCATGGTTTAAAGATGCAGTATACGCTATTGAAAGAAAAGGTGTTTTAAAACGTAGAGGAGACATAAAAGGCATAGAGCCAGATTTTTTTGAAATGACACTAAATACAAAAGCTGGAAATAAAAAAGTGTTAATGAGTAAAAATGATAATACTGGTGAAATTACGATAGATTGGACAACAAATTATTATGATACAGAGATACCAGTTACTATAACTTATAAACCTGGAGAATCAGGATATCAAAATTTATTATCTGATCCAGAGTTTCCACAATCTGTAGAGCGATATAATGTAGAGGTAGGTGCACCTGAGTTTGAATATAAAACAGTCGATGTTGAAAGCATGGGACCTGAAGATACAAGTTTTGATTCTGCTATTAATTTAGATATTAAAGAAGAAGCAGATGCAGTCGTTGAAGCGTTAGAAGAATTAGGATTAACTTTAACAAAGAGTCAGAAAAAAGAAGCAGCAGAAAATTTTAGATACTATAATGAAGTTGAATTAGATGATGGTTTTGGACCAGATACTCAAAATCCTATAGATGAGAATGATGTGTATACGCTCATGGACACCATTCAGAGAAACAAAAAATGATCAAAAGACTAACGAGAACAATACCACCTAAAAGGGGACCTAATCCACAAGGCTTGAATGTTCCCTTAAAACAAGTTAAAACAGTGAACCTGGAGAATATAAATGGCAGAAATAGACAAAACGTTACCCAACGTAAAAACATCTATCGAGGTTAATCCTCAAGAAGAAATAGAAATTGAACAACAGAAAGCAGAAGAAGCTGCTGACCCTGGAGTAGAAGTAAACCCATTAGAGGATGGTGGTGTTGAAGTTAACTTTGATCCAAGTAAAGTTAACATAGAAGGCACACCAGGACACTTTGATAATTTAGTAGAATTATTACCCGATGAAGTTTTAGATCCGATTGGTAATGAACTAGCACAAAATTATGTTGACTACAAATCTTCAAGAAGAGATTGGGAACAATCTTACATACAAGGTTTAGATCTTTTAGGATTTAAATATGAAAATAGAACAGAGCCATTTCAAGGAGCTTCAGGTGCAACACACCCAGTTTTAGCTGAAGCTGTAACACAGTTTCAAGCTGGAGCTTATAAAGAATTATTACCTGCAGAAGGACCAGTTAGAACACAAGTAGTTGGTAAACCTGATCCAACAAAAGAGGCACAAGCTCAACGTGTTAAAGATTACATGAACTACGAGTTC